TGTTTCCGGCATTTTTTGCAGCAATTTGCTTTTCCTTCATGGCTTTTCGTGTGTTATACACCAATGGGTAATTGTCATTAGTTGCTGCTCTTGTCACAAGACCCCACGCTATCAACATTGAAGGGTAATAATTATTTACATCTACATGAAGAATCTGACCTTTCCGGTGTATTGGCTTATCAGATGCACCATGCAGACCACCAAAACCAAACGTGTGCGGTATTCCGGCAACAACTGTTTCAAAGTTCTGTGACTTGTACCAAGTCTTTTTATCTTTTTTGTCAAAATCTTGTAATCCCATTTCAAGGGCTTCTTTTCTTTTCTCTGCAAACCATTCCTGAACGTATTTGTATTTTTTCAGTTTCAGGCATGGAAGAAAAAAGAAATCAAATTCATCACCAAAATGAGTTTTTGAACACCCAAGAACCTTTGCTGTTATCCGGGCTTCACTGTCACCAATGTCGTACAGTGACGTTTCTTTTGGAAATGCCTGTATAATTCCATGAACTGCATTGAACTCACTGACCTTTTCGAGAAATACCTTGATAGTCTGTTCTACGTCATGCCTACAGTATTTAACCGTCTGTTCTATTTCTTCCTGTGTCAGTTTCCTTTTGATACGGAAATCAACATCAGTTTCCTTGATATTTGAACCAAGAAAACCTTCCATTGTTTTCAATCCGACTGTTTTCATGGTTTCATCATTGCTTGGCATTACATCATAATTGATCATGGGTAATTTATTGAATGCTCTTGAATATTGCCAACCTTCTTTATTATCAACGATAATCCAATCATTGATTTTTTTAGGATTCATACCAAGCAGAATACCTTTCATGATGTACTGATCATAGTGACGGTTATTAAATCCCACCCATATATCTTTTCTATTTGCTTCATATAAGGCTTTTAGTTTATCAGGGCTATTGATTATCACGTATTCTTTTTTATTCGTCACATCAATGAATACAGCAAGCCAATCCTTTTCAAAAACCTCAAAATCGTAGAATATCATTTACTAAATCACCCACTTTTTGAAAAAGCGGTGTGCGTTTTTACACACCGCTGTTTTTATATTAGACAAACAAGTTAAAAATTTTTACATATCAAACGCTTCGTTGATTGTGATTGGGTTGAAATCATCAGCTTTATAAGTAACTGCTGCACCAACTTTACCCTGTACTTCCTGAAAAATATCAAGAACACAATCAGCAAAATCACTGTAGTTGATAAATTCCGGTACTGTATCTGTTTCCAGTTTATCAAGCCATGTACAAACAGATTTGATTGCCATGCCATTAGTCCACTTCTGTGAAGTGTTGCCGGAAATAGTACGGTTGAAGAAAATCTTTCTACCCTTCTGATTACCTTCCAAGATGCTACACTGTACGGAAAACATCAGCTTGTCACCTTTCTTTGTTGGCTTGATCTCCATTTTATCAAAACTTACATCATAATCCCCATCCGGTACATCTTCAAACTGTGAATCGTCTGCTTCCTGAACCTCTTTCTGTAATGCGTTAAGATCAACCTGTTCATCGAATGTACTAAAATCTACTGCCATAATTTTTCACCATTTAACCTTTCTTAAAATAAATTTATGATTGTAATTGCTATGATACAAGCAATACAAACCCTTGTATAATTATCCCTATTTTTCTGAATCCTGTCACCCACTGAACCGAATCCAAAGAATGCTGCCGTAACTGCGAGAAAAATATTTAACGCAATCATGATCTTGTTCTTCTTCGTCTTTGACCTCTAACGTGCTGTTCAGGTGGGTTCATAGCACCGTCTAAAGGTTCAGCCGGGGTCTGTGCGTCAGCAGGTACAGGATTGTTTTCCTGTGCAAGTCTTATAATTCCTGCATTAAATTCTTCTCTTGTGATCACCTTCATAGCCTCAACACCGTCAACAATCAGGTCAACAGATTCACCTGCATGTTTCATCACATAGTTGTTATTTTTGATGTCATAGAAATATGCATCTGCTTCCAGTGTGACAGATTCAGAATCAGCGTTTGTTGTACCGTCCTGAACAGCTTCAGACTTTTCAGCATTTCTTTCCTTACGTGTTCTTCTTGGTGGTTTCTGTAAATCCGGTTTCGATACTTTATCGGCAACATCCATTGCTTCATCAAATGATACTTCTTCCTGTCCCGGAAAAGCCTGATCAATAGCCTTATTAACTTCATCCATATGATCAGCAATCTTCTGTTCATTGTCTGCCTGAACTTCTGCCCTACTCTTACGTGTTCTTCCAGTCTTTTCTTCCGGTGCATCTGTTGGTGTTGCAGATTCAGCTTTTTTACCTCTTGTTCTTCTGCCTTTGCTGTCAGGTTTTTCAAGATCAGATGCAACCGCCTGATCAGCAGCATTCATTTCATCATCTGACTTGTAATCACCAAGTTCATAATAATTTCTGATCTTGTCAACAACATAATTCAGATCATTGTCAATAGCGTATGCGGTGAACATTCCAAGCGGTGATTTTACTGTATCTTTTCCGCTGTTCTGTGTGTAAAAGTAATACTTGGCTTCATTCACACCAGTTCTAAGTACAACGGTAAACAGTCCTTCAATGGTGATCTTCTCACGTAACAGTTTACCAATCAGCTTAACAGTTGTAAGACCATTATCCAAAGTTTCTAAATGGGTCATATAAACAACTACAACATCATCAGGAAGGTCTTTGCAACAGTCGATGATTTCAAAATAGTTTGCACCAAAGTCATTGTACTTGTCCCACCCTGTTTCTTTGATACGGTTCATGTACGGTACTGCAAGAATGTACTGGAAGTCATCAACCACCAACAACTTCTTACCTGCTGCACACTGTTCTTTCATGTACTTCACAATTTTTCTTGCATCTGTTTCATTGTTCAGCATTTCAAAGTGATTCTTGAACGGTAACGGTTTACCTACCGGATTGATAACCGCTGTTGTTGCCGGGTCACAATTTCTAAGGCTTGTACTCTTACCAGTACCGGATTCACCCATAATTAAAACTTTCTGTGCCATGATTATTTTTCCCCTTTCTTGAATAAGCCCATTAACTTAGTGAAAAGATTGCTTTTCTCTTTCATTGCTTTCTGCTGTGACACTTTCAAAATCTGTCTATTCTGAAAATGTTCAGCGGTTGCAACACTGTTTCTGTAACTTCTGTGACTTCTCTGTTTGTGTTTCTTTGCACTACTCATTGATTTCATCCTCACTTTCTTTGATAACAACCTGTAATCTTGTATTATTATGCAGTGGTGTAACCTCTACTGTATAACCGTTTGCCAACAGGATTCCTACTAAATCCTGATATGCTGATGTAATTCTTGTACCTTCGATTTCAATACAACCACACAATCTTGACATTTCACTGAAAAAGTCATCATTTGCAGCATCAACAACACTATGCATATCATTCAGCATATATTTCAGTTCGTCACGCTCGTCTGTCAAATGTCTATTTTCTTCTTTCAGCTTTGCAACTTCTGCTTCAAGAACTTCCTCATAACTGTTTTTATTCTTCATTATTTTCACCTTCCTCTTTTACTTCATCGGTTGTTTCTTCCGGCTTCACCTGATCATTGAATCTATCAAGTTTTCCGACTTCAAGAAACTGTGCTGACCAAAAATCTGCAAAGTGAACGATCACCTGTAAGGGTTCTTCATGGCCTTTCAGATCATATGCAAGACTACCATAAGCACCATCATGATAGAAAATAGCGTGTTCTTCTTCCTCTGTCAGATCAATATAACGTGCTGCCAGTTCAACAGACCTTAAAGGGTGGTCAATGTGGCACAAATCAGAACTGATCTTGTACGGTTTACTTTCTGATCTCTTATACTTCTGTTCAGGATTTTTTTTGGTCGGTCTGCCATCCTGCACCATGTTTTCAACATAATAAGGACTTCCGTAACGTCCACATTTACCAAGGTCATGTAGCGCTGATGTAATGATTACGCTGTTATGAATCTTGTTGTATGCTGCACTTCCAAGTAACGTAAGAGCAATCTTTTCAGCATATTGCATGACATTCACTGTATGCTCTAACAGTCCACCATCTTTACAACAATGATTTCCACCGGATGCAGGGGCATCATAAAAACCAAGTTCTTCTATGAAGTCAAGTAAAGTTTCCACACCCTCACGACCTGTTGCCATCAGGCAACCTTTGAAATACTCAATCTGTTTTTCTCTTGTCATTGTTAAATCTCCTTTTCTTCTAACTTTATTTTCCACCGCTTCTGTTCTTCAATATTGGAAAGATACCAAGCGCTAGATTTTGATTTGTGTTCATTGAACCATTTGAACTTTTCAAAGTCCTTTGGGAAAAGTAAAATCCCATACCCGCCTGATTCTCTGATTTTTTTGAGGTTGACCAACTGCAATAGTGACGGTTCACCGTTTGGTGCTTTGACTTCAATGCCAAGGAAACACCCGTCTGAACAAACCAACAGGTCAGGAATACCGCTTTTTGTATAAGCAGCACCGCCCCAGTATTTCAGCAGCCACGCCCCGGTGTCCTTCAGGAACGCTTTGACCTTATTTTCAAAATTCTTTTCTGCTGCCATCAATCCACCATGTACTGATATGTTCTGTATAATCTCTGAACTGCCAGTTTTTCCCTTTCTGTCAATCGGTCAGACTCACGCAATTCTTTCAAAATCTGTGAATCTTCAAAAGTAAATCTGTCATCTTCTGTCAATGGTTTTTCTTCACGGTATGCACTCACTTCTTATTCACTCCCTTCCAACTGTTCATTGAACTGTGTCTGATAGTTCAATATTTTTTCTGTATAGTCGGTTGAATAGATGCCCTTTTCCCATAACCGGGCAGCACCATCTTCACCCATGTTGTACGCCATCAAGACCATGTTGGTATCTTGATACCGTTCAAACAGTTTTCTAAGTACGAACACGCCCGCCCTGATGTTCTGATACGGGTCTGTGAAATCCGTAACACCAAGGGTATCTGTCAACCACTGATGATTGATCTGATTGATCTGCATATAACCGTAATCATTGGTTTCACTAACAACTTTCGGGTCAAAACTGCTTTCATTCTGAATCAGTGCCATGACAAGGGTAAAATCAATGTTGTATCCGGTACAAAGGTAATATGTAAATTCCTGTTGTTCTTCCGGCATCTTGCAGTCAAGCGGTGTGAAGTCCAAGTCACCCGCACCCCAGTCAAGGGAAATTTCCTGTGTAAAAGTTTTGTCATCATACGCCCCATATACAAGGGTTTTAGTGCTTGACCGTTCAAGTGTCTGTTCTTCTGTTTTCTGCTTGTCCTTGGCGGTTATATGAGTTTTCAGGGCATATCCTGACACATTACCAATCACCAAACCAACGCCAAGTGCAACACCAATCAGAATCAAGACCCTTTTGACCATTGCCGACTTTCTCATGCTCTTTGAATAGTTCAATTTTCATCACCCCTTTCCGTAATTTTCAAATAAATGATTCCGGGAATTATCAGAATCGCACCAATGATGTATTCTTTCAGGTGTGCAGTAAGTGGTTCATATATTCCCATTTCAACCGCATAGTCAGATGCACCGACTGCACCGATTATCAGGAATACACCGATAAATGCCATGATTCCAAATATCCAATTAAGTATTTTTGAATAATTCATCTGTCAGTTCCTTCCCTTCTTTCAACGCTGCAAGGTTTCTTTCTTCAACCGTACCCTTCACCAATAAGTAATAGTAAAAGCATGGTTTGGCTTGTCCTATGCGGTGAATACGCTTTTTTGACTGTTCCCACATATCACATGACCCTTTGCCAAGTGGCAAGGTGAAATAAATAATCTTGTTTGCTTTCTGATAATTACCACCCATTGCCCCGGCTTGATACTGTATGAATGTGATTGAATCATCTGCCTGATCGTATGCAGTCAAGTCCTTCTTTGACCCATTCACAACTGAATATGGTCTGTTTAGATCAGCAAGTTTTTTCTGCATTGCTTCAAGTTCTGCGGTAAAGTTGTAGAATATAATCAGCCTATCTTCTGTTGATTCAACCAAGTCCCGCAAACCTTCCAGTTTTTCCTTGTGCCACTGACCGCACAACTGCCGGGCATATAGCATCTTGGTCAGGCTGTTATCACCGACCAATTCAACCCGTGGTGTCGCATCCGTGCCGTAATAATCTGAATCATCCTTGAACTTGCACATATTCAGGGTATCAAGCATGATGTAACTATTTTTGATAAAATACTTATACGCCTGTGTTACCTTAAAGAATATCTTCTGTTCTGTCTGTTCCGGCAGTTCAATCACATCAGCAGTTTTCATAAAAATGCACCCATGATCCGCAAGTTTCTTTTTCAGGTGTTCCGTGTGCTTGTACCCGGTTATAACTTCCCGCTTGAATCCGTCCCCGTTCTCAACCCATTCAGTCTGAACGTATGATGACCAAAACGCCTTTTTTGTAATATTCCACCCAAGCAACTGAACCTGTGACCACAACCTTTCATACTTTCCGGCTGTTGGTGTTCCTGATAATAAAATCACGCTTTCCGGCTGCATTTTCAGAATGAACTTTGACCGTTTTGCCGTTTCATTGGTTATCAGGGAACTTTCATCAAGCATCAGTGTGAATCCTTTGAATTTCAGCAACCAATCCCGCCTGAAAGCAGTTTCATAATTGATAACACCTATAATCTGAACATCCTTGTTGTATAATTCTTTGGTATCAACAAATGTCCTGAAATTGATTGCTTCACTTTTCTTGGTCAGATTCATTACACGGTTACTTGGGTAATATTCTTTGAAGTGCTGAACCCAGTCATCTATCTTGGATTTCTGACAGATGACCACATTCACCGCATTGTTCAGCAAATACATTTTTTCAGCACCCACAAAGGTCTTACCCAGTCCCATATCAAGATAATAAGCACAACGGTTGAACTGTTCAGTTCTGTTCAGTGCATCTTCCTGATGGGGCATAAGGTGCAGATCATTCATCTACCCTGACACCCGTACACTGGAAGAATATTTCTGCATCAAAGTTTGGTATTGACCTAATGTAATTCTTCTGAGAGTCTGATAAGCTGCCCCACCATAACTGACCACATTCTGATTCATCAAGCACTTTGAGGTAACCGCCTGTTGTTTCATAGGTTGGATTTGCCACCTTTTCTTCATCAGTCATATCTTCTTCATACACCCATTCAACAACGTCTTTTGGTATCTGATTCAGTAAATATCTCGCATCTGATCTCAACCAATCGTTATAAGTCATATCTGACGGTTTATTGAACAGCATGATCTTCTGTTCTTCTGTATTAAAACAACCAGTATTGAAAGAAGATTTGTTCCAGTCCCCGGTGTTCCAGTCCCCGGTGTTCCAGTCCCCGGTGTTCCAGTCCCCGGTGTTCCAGTCCCCGGTGTTCCTGTTCCCGGTGTTGCAGTTCCCGGTGTTCCAGTCCCCGGTGTTGCAGTTCCCGGTGTTCCAGTCCCCGGTGTTGCAGAATCCTGTGCAATCCTTTCCAATATTTACGATTGTCAAAAGTTCTTGCCAAGGAATTTCACGCACGATCTGAATTTTGTTGGTGCATGATTTCTTACCGTCTGTATCTACTTCACCAAGTGCAATAACTTCTGCAACTTTATTTTTAGAATTAAAACTGTAATAGCTGAAACAGTCAGCAGCTTTTTTACAAAAATGAAAACCTCTATCACAACAGCTTGGCTTAACATCTTCTTCAAAGATTTTTCCTACCTCATACTGAAAACCTCTACAAGTCCAGTCAGGATTGAATACTTTATAACCTTTAACTTCACTCATTTTCTTTCACCTCTCTATACTGTAATTCCTTCGATTTCTGCAAAACGTCTTGCATTGATGAAGTACACCCATCTGTTGTCAGATGTATGAATACCGTAACCCCAAGGGAAAACCCCTTGCTGTAAGCCCTTACGAACTGTGTTGTGGTTCATCTGTAACAGCTTTGCAGCCTTTTCCACATCTAACCGGGGAATTACCCCATTTTTCAATTCAGCAGTTGGAAGTACAACCACCTGTTCATCAGATTTTGAAAAGTAATCTGATTCAAGTCCAAGTGCTACTGCAATAGCACTCTGAACATCATCTGACGGTATCTGTTTACCTGAAAGGTACTGACTGACAGAACCTTTACTTTTTCCAGTCATACCACACACCTGACGTTGATTCAGGTGTAATTCTTGCATAGCCTGTTTTAATTTTTCACTGAATATCATTTACTCACCTGCTTTCGGAAACTTATTATTGTTGTACTGTCTTAATAAATGAACTACAACTGAACCGTCTGAACACTTTTCTTCACTTACTACTTCATAAGCTTTCTTTCCATTTTTCAAATCATGGTAGAACGTCAGATACTCCATTTCGCTGTCAAACTTGATCTTTTGCTCAATCCATGCTTCTAAAATCTTTTTCATTGCATTTCTGCTCACTTTCTGCTACTATGTAGCTGAGTTATTTGCTATACCCTGTAAGAAGTACCAGTTCTTATGGGGTGTTTTTTTTTATATTCTTCTAACTCTCCTATTGTTATCAAAATATCCTACAGGCAAATTTAATGCCTCACACAATTTTCTTCTATTTCCCATTGAAGGCTTTACTCCATTCTGCCAATTAAATATTGATGATCGTCCAACCTTCATTGTTTTTGCTAACCACGCCTCTGATATTCCATTAGAAATCAAATAGTTATTAAATGCTTTGGTGTTGAAAGGTACGTTATAACGTCTATCCTCATGCGTCAAAACAACCTTTTCTGTTATTTCAGGAATACTTGCAGTATCATCAACACACTCTACTTCAATATCGTTAATTTGTGACTCTTCAATGTTCGGTACAATATGTTTTAAGATATTCAACACATACGGTCTGTTACCATCAAGGCACCCTGCCATGATTTCGGCACACTTGATTAACTTGTCCGTAGCAACTACTACCGTAGGTATGTTATTATCAATGATCTCCTGCATCGTCTGTTCTTCTGGTTCAGCTCTTGCCCTGAAATAACTGTCAACCAATTCTCTCTGGACTTTCCACGCAAGATCGTCTGTAAATGACTTCACCAACATCAGGTAACCTGTTTCTGTGATAAGTATTACTGTTCCACCAGCGTTGGGACTGATTCCGAACTGACTACGAATTTCGTTGTCAGTTACATTTATCCTGAAAAAATCAACATCTTCAATGAACCGGTTACGGTTCTGATTGAAGTTCCTAGATGCAGTGCCAGATTTCCTCTGATGCACTGCATCAATATCTTTGAGTGTGACAACTCTTTTACCCTGATACTCTTTAATCTGTATCTCTGTCCCCTGTATCTGCATCTGCTGCATCTACTGCATTTTTTTCTCCTTTCTTACTCATTGCCGCTGCCGTTGCAATAGTTCCTTCCAGATAACCTCTCTCACGTTCGGTCATTGCAGGTAACTTGTCTGCAAGATTTTTAAGGATCTCTTTCTGTTTCTCTGACATACATTTCACTTCCTTTCTGTATTGTGTTATACTCCCTATTAGAAAGGGGGTATTTAATGTGAATCAACAACAGTTACATGAAATAGCTACTGCATATGCTCAGGTAAAGTTGCAGGCTTATCAGGAAGAACACAAGGATGTTATTGATTACAGTCCATTATCCTGTGACTCTGATGAAATGCATTACTTTGCTAAGGCATATCGCTTTGCTTTAGATAATTTCGAACATGAATTTGACGAAATAGGCTAAAGCATCATCTCATTCATTTCTTTACGGCGGGCTTCAATTATCTCTCCTCTTGTCATGGCGAGTAGATTAGTAGCCTGCTGTACTGAAAGACCTTTTTCTTTTAACCAGTTGAAGAGTTCAAATCTCAGTTCCGCAACTTCTTCTGTGATGTCATACTTAACTGCCTTATCTGATAATTCCTTTGATAACTTCATTTTCTAGCACCTTCCTTTCTTTGACCTGCCATCATCAGTACCGGGTGGTCATTCCCGGCATCCGACAATCTTTTTCTTCTTACCTTATTCATACTTAAACCATCCTTTCATTCCTTTGGTTTTACCTGCTGCAACAGGTTGTTATATTACAGGCGGTTTCATTCGTTAGGTGCTTCACATGACCGCCTTGCAAGTCGGGGAACTTGCACACCTTCCGGCTACCCTGATCTGACCCCGGTTAATTATATGGGTGTTTCATTTTTATACTGGTTTCAGTTCCAGTTGTTGAACCGCCTCACTATCTCGGTGCAGATTCACGATACCCTTTGTTTTCGTCATCCCGCATCTTCCGATCCTGTTTACCCTCGGCTACTGGAAAAGATGATTACTTCCGTTCTCTCGTTGGCATCTGTTCAACTGAAACAAAGTGCTGTGTCATCTCGCTTTAACAGGCTTATTATTTCTCGCTTCCACTCTTGGGGTGTTCCCTGTCTGTTCCACGGCGATTGAACCATTTAGCAAACCGCCTGTGTTCCTGCTTGCTTTGTTGGTATATTGCAATTATATGTTGGTTAATATCTTTTGTCAATAGCTTTTTTGTAATTTACCAACTTTTTGTAATTTACCAACCTTTTTTATTGACGTTAAGGAATTTTAACTGTATAATTAGTAACAAGAAAAGAGGTGATTATATAATGAAAGACCGAATCAAGAAAATCAGAAAAGAACTTGATTTGACACAACAAGAATTTGCCGACAGAATAGGTATTGCACGTGGTAATATTGCAGCCTATGAGGTTGGAAAAAATGCACCAAGCGATTCTGTCATATCACTTATATGTCGGGAATTTAGCGTCAACGAAAACTGGTTGAGAACTGGTGAAGGTGATATGTTCATGGAACTGTCCAGAGACGAACAGATTGAAGAATTTATTGGAAACCTTTTACAAGGTGAAGAAGACTCTTTTAAAAGACGTTTGATTTCAGGACTGGCAGCTCTAGATGAAAATGGCTGGAAAGTATTGGAAGACTTTCTGGATTCTATCCAAAAGAAAAAGGGCTGATTATTTCAGCCCCAGAAGTGCTCTGATATGTACATAGATCAGGCGCAAGCGTCTATCATCCAACATGTCAAGCATTTCAATAATAAGTTTTTTATAGTCCATACTTTTCATCTCCTAAACACACGTTCTAAAGTAGCGATATCATTATTATAGAACAAATGTTCTGTTATTTCAAGTATATTAATGGAGGTATTTTGTGGGGATATTTAAACTATTTAAAAAGAAATCAAAAACCCCTAAAGATTTGTCTAAAAGTGAAAATTTAGAAGATATTACAAATACACTTTTGGAGAATAATATGATTTCTGTACCGAAAGATGACAACCATAACACCTTTGGGGGATCTCTTGATAAATTAGTTGACGGGGATTTACCTTGGGGGTGGGTTGCACATAAAAAGGATTTTATAGAACCTATCGAAAAAGAATATAGTTATTTCTTACAATCATGGTTAGATGCCAGAAATGGTTCACCAAAAGAATTGTACTCTGCTTTAAAGTCATTTGTTCGTTATATGGAAGATGTAAAAAGGCTGTGTTCATCTAAAGGTAAAAATTTTGAATGTTGGTGTAATACGATACTGATAAAGGATGAATATTTCAACATACGAAAAGAAGAATTAGAAGATTTATCAACAAAGTGGGCTGAAATGCAAAAAGAATATGAGCTCAAACAAAAGTTACTTTCTACGCTTCCAGATGATTTGATGGATTTTCTTAATGATAACAACGGTATTCTACAATCAGATGTATATAAACATTTCAGACCTGTAGTAAAATCTGAAATTCAGTCATTATTGTACGAATGGGGTGAAACCGGGAAAATCAAAAAAGAAAAGTCGGGTAGATCATATAAGATAACAGTTTAATTGTAGTTTTGCGGTAACTGTTGGTAATTTGTTACAGTTACACTTAAAATCTATATTCTATATATTTTATATCTTATACTTTTTTTTATTTTTTTTTACTCGCATAAGCGTTATATAAAGAATTTATCTGTTAATGTAACATCTGTAACAAGATTGATTTTAAGCTATTTTTATCTGTAACACCAACCGTAACTAAAGCGTAACCAAGTGTAACCAGTAAATAAAAGACCCCAACCGTTGCAGCGGTCAGGGTCAGCAAAACCAAACCAAAGGAATGAAATGATTTGGACTATGCAAAAACCATTATAGCATTCATTCCTTATGGTTTCAATGAAAGGAAGTGCTATTTATGCAAGGTGGAGTAAGAAAAAGAGGTACAACATGGTCATATTATTTTGACCTTGGAAAAATTGACGGTAAAAGAAAGAAAAAAGAAAAAGGTGGCTTCAGAACCAAGAAAGAAGCTGAACAGGCATTGACTGCTGCTATAAATGAATACAATAATGCCGGGACTGTATTTGAACCGACAGAAATAACGGTTGCTGATTACCTGAATCAATGGTTTGATCTGTACTGTAAGACCAACCTTAAATATAACACCCAAGTAGGGTATTTAAGAATCATTCAAGGGCATCTAATTCCAAAATTTGGTATGTATAGATTAAAAGCAATTACTCCGGCAGTATTACAGGAATATGCAGTTGAACTTAAAATGAACGGTAATTCAAAAAGTCATTTAGTTGGTATTTTGTCTGTATTCAGTGCAGCATTAAACTATGCAGTTGAGCCAATGCATTATTTACCTTCTAACCCTATGCAGTATGTGAAATTTCCAAAGGTTGAGAAAAAACCACGTGAACGAATTATATTGACCTTAGATGAATGGGGTCAGATTCGTGACAGATTCCAAAATACACGGTACTACATACCTTTAATGATCGGATTTTATACAGGCCTACGAATATCAGAAACCTTTGGTCTTACTTGGGATGATATTGATTTTAAAAAAAGAACGATATCTGTAAATAAACAGATTGTAAAACGTAACTTCGGTGCTGATGTAAGGAAGGTTGTTGAAAAGAAAGGTAAGAAAGAACAGCGTTCATCTTGGTACTTTACTACACCAAAAACATTTACTTCTGTTCGTGAAGTCCCTTTTGGTGAAACACTATATCAGGCATTGAAAAAGGAAAAAGCTGAACAACTCAAGAATGAAATGAAGTATGGTGAATATTACACGATTCATGTCAAAAAGATTGAAACTGATGAAAAAGGTAATGACATGATCAGGATTGTACCTATTCAAAAATGTGTTGAAAGTCCACTACAGCGTATCAGGTTGGTGTGTGTTGATGAAAACGGTCAGTATACTTCCACTGATTCATTTAAGTATTGCAGTAGGGTTATACACCATGAAATGCATCTTGCCTTTGATTATCACAGCTTAAGGCATACACACGCAACACTGTTGATTGAATCCGGTGCTGATGTTAAGAATGTTCAGACACGATTGGGGCACACCAACATAGAAACCACGTTGCAGACCTATGTGCATGATACAGAAAAAATGGCTGAACGTTCTGTTGATCTCTTTGAAAAAATCACCCAAGTAAAAACGTCATAAATAAAAATATTGGGAGTGAATCCGCTGATTGTTCAGCGTGTTCACTCCCTTTTCTTTGTTCAATGTTGATTTTAAAAATTGTGGTGGCAAATGGGTGGCAAATAGACTGAACCCCACTCATAAAAGCCTGTAAAACCGCTTATTTACGTGATAATAAACAAACTGTTTCAACGGTATTCCCTTTGTCCCACAAAAGCTCCGTAACTTCCCCGCCATCCTTGAACACC